TATGCGCGTTGGGAAATCCAGGCGCGTGTATCCATCCGGTGCATCGTCCCGCTCGGTGATCGGGCGTTCTAGCTCAATCACTTCGCCCGTGTCTGCTTTGTACTCGTACGTCGGCACGTTCTAAAAGTAACTGGGATGGGGCAGCACGCAAGCCACCCCACCCCACGATTCTTACCGATTACAGACCAGCGTAACCAGTAGTGCTAAAGAATCGGATGTAGTATCCGGTTGTCAGCACCTTGCTGGTGTACATGGTCTTGAACCCGACTGTAATCACTTGATTCAGCGGGTCTTTCTTATCCGGCGTATCCACGATCTGGATGGACGGACTCATCGGGCTGTCACCACTCAACGCGGGAACACCAAACGCTTCCCCACCCAAGAAGATGGAGCCAAACGCAGTTCCGGCTGCGGCATACGTGTCGTGATTGGCAAGAACCACGCCAGTACGCCACGGATTTGTGTCCTCGACGAAGCGAACGCCGTAGAGCGAACCCGCCTCACCGTTGTACAACGCGCTCACGTTGGAGCGTGTCGCTGCATTCAGCCAGTCGCTGTCACGCATGATGTCGCGAAGCACCTGTGGCGCTGCAACACACACGTAACCACCGTTGATTTCCGGAGCGCGATTGATACGCAACTGCGTCATCACATCCAGAACATCGCTGGCAACCATCACGGGTAGTGATGCAGATGCCAAACTCGTATTGGCTCCCGCAAACAGCGTGTTAGCTAGAGCCGTCTCGGCGTGGCTCGTCAAGTTGGCAGCGCCACCGCCACCAGCAACCGTACGCATGATGTGATTGCGAACAATCTCGTCACACTTCAACGCTGCGTCTTCGCCATTCGCTTTGGTAGCTTGAGCGAGACTGTTGAGAAATTCGGTGTTATTCAAAACATCCGAAATTACCACAACCTGTCCGATTTGCTGAAGCGTGGCCGTCACCTTGGTAAGTGACAACTGGCGAACACCAGAAGCATTTGGCACGCTATCTCCAGCAGTGGCGCTGAAAACATCAATTGGCTGATAAACCGTACTTGCCAATGTTTCGTCTCCGCTTGTGTCCGTCAGGTCTTTGATTTGACCAGAATTCGGCGCACCGTACTTGAAGAAGCTAATTTGCTTCGATCCCACCCCTTTTGGAAGAGGCGCTTTTTGGCCAAACTCCGCTTTGCGGGTGGCTTGAACTGCGTATGTGAGCAGTTGGTTCTCGAAATGTTCTCTATATTGATCAGAGAGATCACTAGAGAGCGTCATATAATCTGCCATAACTTATATCTTTCTCTTTAAAGTTTACTGTACTGTACCAATCAAACCCCCGATTGCTTGTCCATCTGTGCAGCGTTGTCCGTCAGCATCTTAAATCGTGCATCCGTATCCATGTCCATAAACTCTTTGGTCGCCGGACGTGGCGCTGGCTGTGAACCACCAATCGATAACTTTGACTTGTACTCATCCAACTCGTTGGTAAGTCGTTGGTTCTCGTCCCGAAAAGACTCTGCTTGTGTCGCCAGTATGTCGCGTGACGCAACCCACGCCGCTTTACGCGGCCCGTCTGTGTCACCCAACAGTTCCGGATAATGCAAAAAAACTTGCTCGGTTCGCTTGAACAGTTCGCTGTCGTGGTTCCCAAGATCGGGATAGTTCTTTCTGGCTGACGCGTAATTGTCGCGAAACGACTCGCTGAAATCTTTTTGATTGAGCTTCTGTACGGTTTCCCGCTCGCTCTCCCGCAATGATTTTGCTTTGTCTTTCGCGTCGTCAGCCAAATCCCCTTCCCCGTCCTCACGGAACTCCGCTTCAACTTTGTCGTAATCTTTGGCGCTGTAGCCCTCTTCGTCCCGAAGTTCATTCGTGGACTCCATTTGCTGCAACTTCCACTTCTCTTGACGCTGATCAAACTCATCGACCCGTTTTTGGTGCTTCTCCTTCTCTGTGTTCAACGAACTCCACGAACGCATTTTGCGCTCCATTTCCTTCGCTTCACGCGAGATGTCCGGCTCCACCGGCTCGGTCTTTTCTGTCAAAGAACTTTCCCCGCCACTCGACGGGTTCGGCTCACCATTACTTTCCGGCTGTCCTGGTTCCGGCGGTGGATCAGCTTGGTTTTCCGGCTCCGGCTTTTCCGGTTCCGCTTCCGGCGGTGCAATTGTTGCCCGCGCTTCTTCCAAGCTCTTCCCGCTATCCATCGCTGTTGCGATTGCGGAAAGCTCTTCCATCGTCGTCTCTACTCCAGCCATTTTGTTGTATGCTTTAAATCAGCCATGCCCCACATACGTGGCACGCTGCAAGTGCTAGTTTCAGCCACGGATCGCACAATCCCGCAGCCGCAAGTTATGGACGCAACCAGTCGAACTCTTCTTCCGCGTCCGTGGACGAAGTTTCGGGTGGAACCATCAACGCATCCAAAGATGCAATAGCGCCACGAAATCCATTAGCATATCCCGCTTTCCACGCAAGCTCCCCACTACACTCGGTCGCCGTTGCGTTGTGCTGTAAAGCCGCGTTTAGCAGCCATGCTTTCAGCTTTTTACCGCTTTTTGTTAAGTAAAACGCCCGTAACGCCCGCTCGTCATCTGGCTCCCACTTGGGCTGGTTGACCCACCGGAGCGGCTTGAGCATTGCCGACAGCACCCGCTTGTGCATCTCTGTTAAACGTATCATTTAGTTCTTTCCGTACTTGACGGGCCGCATTCATGTCCACTTGCTCAAGCTGTTCAAGCAACGTGCTGATGCGTCCCATAAATGCTTGCTTCCCATCCGGCTCAAGCTGTTCGCCCTGCTGGCTCAACTTGTTTATGTAGCCCAGAAGCACCGGCAATCTCGGTCTTGGATCGTCGGCTTGGTTCGGAACCGGCGTGTAACCGCGCTCCATGATCGGGATATTGTGCGCCTCGTCTTCAGCTTCGTCCGCTGCCTTGAACTGCGGATCGAGAACCAGCCGCTTGACCAGACTTGGGTCGTCCAGTTCCAGTATGGACTTGTCCAGTTCGATCTGGTCGATCCACGGCGACTGCGACATCAACTGTTTCCGCATGATGGCACGCTGCATCAGCATCGAACGATCCACGCCGTCCACACCGCCTTTCGGCTCAATCGTGTACTCGCCGTGCAGCGCGTCGGCTTGCAGACTCGTCGCGTCTTCCAGATACCGGAACATCAAATCTTTCGGCGCGTACTGCAAATAAAGCTGGTACGCTTGACGATAGACGCGAGCCAGTGCCAAGCGGAATATCCGCGCACGCAGATCGACGGAGCGCTCCATCATGCCGCCAATCGCGTTGACTTCCGTGGCTGTGCGGCGCTCACGCGTGTTGATCATCTGGCCGACACCAAAATCGGGCAGCGACAGCCGCTGCTCGGCAATCATTCGCGTCTGAACAATCTCCTGCTCCCAGCTAATCGGCGGTTGCGGCATCATTATCGGCTGCAACGCGTATGGCAGTATCTGTCCTGGTCTGAACCGGATGTTGCTGGCGTTCGGGATGTCGCGTTCGCTGCGGAACATCGGCGTGTTGTAGAACGTAATGGCGTCACTCTTGCCGTTCATCAACTTATTTAGATACGACTCTTCCGGCGCAACTTGCTCCGGCACTCCGCGACCGGCGTACCACCCCTTGTCCTTCACCTCGTACGTCGTGTCCACGAACGGCGCTTTGCCGTGGCGATATGGCAGCTTCATCACCGGACGAAGATCGTGATCCGGAACAAGTGGCGAATACGTGTGTACCAGCCAGTTCCCGTTCTCGTCCCGCTTATAGTGTTCCCACACGATGACCATGTTGTCGTCACCGCTGTACGTCAGCCCCTCGCGCCGAAACTTCTCGTTGTCCCGCTGCGTGGTGTTGACGCTCTCGTCACGACCGTCACCGCGAATCTTGTCCAGCAACGAATGGTCATAACGATCATCCCGCAGAAACGCGCTCACGCTCATTGGCATGATCTGCACCATCCAGTCCGCGTCATGCAGATCGGTCGTGTGTTCCGGAATAATCCAGTAAAGCGGGTCAACCGCCTCAAACTTGCACGACTTGTTGGCGTCATCCCAAAACACTTTTATCACCGAATGACCCGTCATCAGCATGTGATCAATCCACGTCAGCGACTCTTTCTGGAAATTCGTCTTCTCTTTGATGTGATAATCGAACCAGCGCTCCACCGCCGTCGTCAACGGGGCCAACTGCTGGCGCATCGGGACGAACGAACAAATCGTGTCACGCGCCGTGATCTGCTGGTAGTAAAACGGCTTGAGCTTGCTGATCGCCGTGTCTACCAGCGGGAAGTGGAGATCACTCGCCCCCGGCCACGGCTTGTTTTTACGACGCAACCCGTCGTGCCGCATCTCATAGTAAAGCGCCTGTCTGCGCTCCCACTTCGCTCGGTCATGGATCGACTCCAAAACCGCCCCAAACATCTCATTTCTGTTTTCGTGCATTTCGTAGCTGGTATTCCAAGTCGTTGACGGTATGCAGCGCCTCACTCGCCCAGCGTGTTACCGACTGGGTAGACTGCCGCACATTGCCAAACTCCGGCAACGCCATCAACCGCTTGACGTTTCCGTCAGTCAGTCTCGTCACCGGATGATCCACCGTCCGACACCCCGCCGCCCAAAGCAGCATCAATGGTATCAGCATTATCCGAGTGGATTTCAGCCGTCCGATCAACTTTCTTGTCTTCACGTCTCTGTCTTCTATCCCCCAGCCAAGCCGTGGATAGCTCCATCAATTTCTCCAGCAAACCAAATATCCAGCCCATGACAAGCTACTGACGGACGCAGCTTCTGATTCATGCGGTCAAACCAAAGCGTACAGAGACGTAAACGCCCGACAAACCGTTGCGGCGATCTCCACCGCCAACACAACACCGCGCCGCCAACAGTCTTAATAACCCGCGTTAAATCCCATGTCCAACTCCCCCCCGATATGCACGTTCGCCAGTTCAGCCATGAAGCTCGGTCGCGGCTCCAGATTCAGCGAACTCCCCTTGCCCCCACACGAAATCGCACCCAACACCGCATCCGCACGGTCAGGCGACGGCAACCCGCGTGAGCGCATATCGTCTTTGGACTCCAAATGCAGCTTCCCCTTGCTGTTCGTCTTGCACTTCCTGGTCGTCATCTGTGAGAACAACAAGTCGTCATCCGGCAAAATCACTTCGTTCAACTCAACCGTCCGCGCCGCCGT